TAATGGTCCTAAGATAGTGGATAATAGTAAAAACAAAGTCGGTATCAAATGAAAAAGCTACTTTTATTATTTCTCTTCATTCCAGTTGCCTCGTATGCTGATATTCAACATTCAATAACCTCAAGTGTGAAACTTGAGAGTTTATCAGCAGCAACTTCCGCAGATAAAATTGGATCAAGTTATAGCATAAGTGGAAATAATATTACCACAACCGATTCAAACTCTGCAGCCACCGTGGGTGGATTTGGCTCTGTCACTTCAGGAGTTCCAGCGATTAGCTTTCCAAGTTCAGTTTCCCAAGCAACTAGTGGGGAAGCTTTTTCTTACTCAACTAGCTACCTAGAAGGTGATGCCACTTCTGGATCTGCACCAACAGTCGGAACTGTGAGCAACTTTAGTGATCTAACATCCACAAGTGCTGGTTCTGTTGGCACAGCTGCAGTGACTTTAGATAACCATACAATGACTCTTTCTGCTGGCACAGGAACAGGCGTGGTTTTAACTGGTCAATTTGTGACAGACTTAACTGTTGATTGATGTGGAAATATCTTCTTTTTATATTTTTTGTTAGTCCAGCACACGCAATTCCTGTCGTGCCAAATTTCACAAGTGCTACAAGTACGAGCCGAAGCGTCACCACAAATAATCTCACAGAAAATATCCGAGAAGTTCGCTACAATTCAGGCTATACCTACAGCGTTACAGGTTCGGGCATATCTTGCGGTAATTGCGACACAATTTCTATGCCCAATGCCACCGTCACAGAAACCATCAATGGAACGACTTATGAATGGACTGGTTTAAATCTGGATCAAAAACCAAACTGGCAGCAAACCACTCAAGGAAATGCTTTTCAGTTTTCAGAATTTTACAAAGGACCTTCTTTGGAAAGCGTGATCGATATAACAAGAACGGTTCAGTCAGAAGTGGTTACAGATACTACTATTATCTTCTCCAATTAGTTAGTCTTTTTTCTTGTTTGCCAAGTTACGCAAATACCTCAGCTGTGGCCAATCCACAATCAAATACCAGTTCTTCAGTTTCTAACTTTGCAACTCAAGTATTAACAGGTCCAATGACTGAAAATAGTTATGGAAATGGAATCCAATGCTCAGGAGCAACATTATCTATAAGCCCATTTGCAACGACCTCAGTTGCGATCAAACGACCCCAAGACTATATTTATCACACGCCAGTTTATAACGAGGCTACAGACTCAGATGGAAACCTTACAAATGCAGGAGAGATCCTTTTCTTTAGAGAAAATTATAGTGGTAACAAAGATGCGACTTCTTTTAACTTTGGAATTGCTGCAACCATATCTGTTCCGCTTGATAAACGCTTTCAAGATGCGTGTTTAAAAAGTGCTACGACTCAAGAAAAAATACAAAGGCAACTATTATCTAAGGAAAGACTGAACTACGAATTGGCAAGATTGAAAAATTGTGGCCAACTCTATCGTGACGGAATACGCTTCACTAAGGATTCAAAATATTATTCTTTATGCGAGGATGTGGAAGTTGTAGAAAAGATGGGTCAAGTTATACCGCATACTCATAAATTAAAAAGCAACTGACGCTCCAACAGAGCAGTAACCGATTTTACGGTTTGATAATGGGTCTGGTTGCTAAGTAAAAGCTGATATTTTAAACATGAACTGCCTTGTCTAGTGAGTGTTAGCTGTGGACATTAAAAGAGCCTAATCTCTTAAGGGGTCATGTGCTTTTACTTGTTTTATTTTACCTCATTTTTTTTCTTTGTCAGCTTCTTGATTGCTGTTTTAATAAGGTTTTTAAGAAGATTGGCTATGATAGGACTTGAAGCCGCAGTAACAGCAATAATTGAAGTGTTGACAAGAATAGGAGGGCTAGGAATCCATTTCTCAATAAAGGTGGATGGTTCATAGACTTCGTAGCAGACTTTTCCATCTTCAGAAAGTTTGTGAGATACGACTTTATCTAGCTTGAGGTCATTGGCAAACGACCCTACCGGAATATTAGTCTCGTTGGGACATTTAATAAAGAACTCTTTATCTTTTTTGACTTTAGGTTTGTATTCTGGTGGTTGAGGTATTTCTGGTTGTTTTTGCTCTGGCTGTTTTACAGGATCAGTTGGTATAAATTTGTCAGGATTATATTCAAGAGGTTCAAAGGAAGGAATATTAACTACTGGATAATCAAGCTTTGGTTTATCAATCAAATCAAGTGTTGTTGGATATTGTTCCCAAGTTTTTATTTTTGGAATATATATCTCTTTTATTTTTATCTGCGGTATATCAATTCTGGGTATTTCCAAGAGGGCTTTCCTGTTTCTTTGGAATTTCAATTGATGGTCCTGTGAAGTCGGGAAGCGTGTTTTTCATAACATCTGGCATTTTATTTTCTAAACTTCCCATAAGTTTGTTTTTTAAGGTACGTTCAAATTCAGGGCTTTGCATATAGCGAATGGCTACAAAACCAAACGCAGCCATTGACCCTGATAATAAAAGAGACAATAATGAAGCTATCTGACAAATTTTATTAAACATAATGTTAAAAGAAATTTTAAGAATGTTAGTTATGCCTTTGACTTTAACGACCCTGTTTCTTTTGGTTGCTTTGATGCCTCTGTATCTGATGGCTGGTTTAATTCGGGTTCAGCTTCAAGAATCTGCTGTTCCAAAATCTTCATCGCACCACTGATTTCATACAAAGCAATTTGTAAGTTTTGCCTTTCTAAAGCAAGTTGCTGTAGTTTTTCTTTAAGATTCATAATTTAGTAGAGTTTTTTACCAGCAACAACAGCAGCATCTATGGCTGTAAAATCTTCAGATGTCCAGATAGATGTTGAGCCATCAAGTTTTGTATAAGCCTTGATGATTTCAAGGTGCTCCACGTTTCGTTTGATGCGATCTTTAAATTCATCATCTGTTTCATCTGATGCTTTGGCAGTACCGATTTCAGTTACGCTGTCACCAGCAGCAGAAAAAATCTTAGCGATTTCATCAGCAGTTCTTTCTTCCATAATAAAAAAGTAGTTGTTTACAGTTTACCCTGCTTCGAGGGCTGTGACTTTTACAGATAACTCTTGTATTGCTTTTACTAATACAGGAATTAATTTACCTTGTTTGGCTTCTAATTTATCTGGGTTTGAATCCATTACTAAATCTAAATATTCTAAACCAGCTTGTGCCTCTTGAAGTTCCTGTGCGATAAAACCAGCTCTTATCTTTCCATCATTTGTATCTGGAACTCTTCTTTTCCATTTAAATTTAACAGGTCTGATACTTTTTATAAAATCAAGACCTACTGGCAAGTCGATAATATCTGTTTTATCTCTTCTATCTGATAAAGAACTGATAGATGTGTCATTACACCGTAAAGAACTAATACTGCTATTTCCTAAAGTGACCTCATTTGAAGCAGTTGCAGAAGAAGGATCTGCTTGGAATCCAATACAACTGTTATTCGATCCAGTCGTTATAACATCGCCAGCAGATACACCCAATATGCTGTTTTTTGCTCCTGTAGTAATAGCAACTCCAGCAACATATCCCATAACTGTGTTATCTATTCCTGTTGTTATAGCTGTTGCAACCTGTTGACCTATACAAGTATTAGCTCTTCCAGTTGTGCTAGTAAGCAATGCTTGATAACCAATTCCAACATTTTGTTCCCCAGACGTTTGAGCTTTTAATGCTGAAAAACCTACAGCAACATTACCTGATGCATTTGCAGCTCCTAGACTTTCTTCACCAATAGCAACGTTTTGACTACCAACTGTGTTGGCATCTAACGCTACATTACCTACCGCTACATTACTTGCTCCAGTTGTATTAGATTGCATTGCTGCATAACCAAGAGCAGTATTGTTATTAGAGGTGGTATTAGATCTTAAAGCATCTGAACCAAAAGCACAGTTTGAAGATCCAGTTGTGTTTGATTTTAAGGCTTCATTTCCAAAAGCACTATTTTCATTGGCCGTTGTGTTTGATGTTAAAGCATCCCTACCTACCGCAGTGCTTCTAGATCCAGTTGTGTTTGCTTCTAAAGCATCTTTACCGACTCCAACGAGATCAGCACCAGTTGTATTGTTTTCTACTGCTGATTTTCCGCAAGCAGTATTATTATGACCAGTGGTATTTGCACCAAGAGCATCATTACCAACTGCTGTCATATTATTTGCTGTAGTGCTTGCATCTAAAGCTCCGCAACCTACAGCAGTGTTACCACCTCCTGTTGTGTTTAATTCCATAGCATCTTTACCAACAGCGGTGTTGAGAGAACCAGTTGTATTATCTAGTAAAGAATTTCTGCCAACTGCTGTATTATCACTTGCAGTATTGTTTGTTAGAGAATTATGACCAATAGCAGTGTTTTGTGAATTAGTTTCATTGGCATCTAAAGCATTAGAGCCTACAGCTACATTTGAGTGTCCAGTTGTGTTCACTCCTAGTGCATTAATACCTACTGCTACATTTTGATTTGCAGTCGTATTTGCATCTAAAGCTCCAAAACCTACCGCTACAAGCTGCTGACCAGTCGTATTTGACAATAATGCACTTTCACCTATCGCAGTATTATAATCAGCAGTTGTGTTTGCTTTTAATGAATTAGCACCTAAAGCAGTATTTGCTCCTCCTGTGGTGTTTGCATTCATAGAATCTTTACCCACAGCAGTATTACTATTACTCGTTGTGTTTGCTGCTAAAGCATTTGCACCTACAGCAGTTTGATTAAAGCCAGTTGAGTTTAGCTCTAAAGCATTTGCTCCTACAGCTACGTTATTAGCTGCGGTTGTATTTGTTTTCAAGGAATCTTGACCTATAGCTACGTTTTCACTACCTGTTGTGTTTGCTGTCAAAGCTGACAAACCTAATGCTGTATTATTAGAAGCTGTTGTGTTTTGAGCTAAAGCATTAACACCTACAGCAGTATTAGATGCTCCAGTTGAATTGGCTACTAATGCTTGTTTTCCAACTGCTGTATTATCAGAAGCAGAAGTATTAGCATTTAAAGCAAATGCTCCAATAGCAACATTTGAAGCTCCAGAAGTTAATGCAGTTAAAGCTTGTTTACCAATAGCAGTATTATTTCCACCGCTAACAGAATCATCTAAAGCACTCTCTCCAAGAACAGTGTTACCAGCAACAGAGTTTGCACCTTTACCTACAGTTATAGAATTTATTGTCGCATCTGCCGCAGCCGTTAAACCACCAGTAAGTGTTCTTAAATCAATCCAACCATCATTTGATGAATTACGCATTTTTAAAATATTATTACTTGTATCGGCCCATAACATATATGCAGCAGTGGCACTAGGAGCAGAACCAGAACTGTTATTTGTTAATATCGCTTGCAATACATTATTTAGGTCCGTTCTAACAGCACTACCAGAGGCATTATCTATAACATAATCGTGTGTTGCCATTGTACTCTAATTTTTCTTTAAGGTTATCATAATTTAAGAGCCACGACCAAAACCAGTTGCTGCATATTTAAAATTTCTGTTAACATGACTTGAGCCATTTTTAATATCTATATTAAAGCCACTACCTGTAATAGATGATAAGGTGAAGAAATCTCCGCTTTGTGCGTTTTCTATCGTAATACCAACTGAAGGTAAAACAGAATTTGCAGCAACACCAGTTCCCGCAGAACCCGTGAAAAATGTATTTGTGAATGTCACTGACTTTTGTGAAGTTCCAGATGCAATCACTCCGTTTGTTGCCCCTGCATTGCCAAGACTTGTCTCAGTTCTGCTTTCAAGCTGTGCAGTATATCCTAATTGGTCAATTTCTATGCTTTGAGCAGGGTCATCTGATGATAGTTCACATCTAAACCTAAATCCTCTACCGATAAAAGTACCATTTGCAAATTGATTAAATTTTGAAAATTCAGCAGAATATGTGCAATTTCCACTTGTAGTTGCACTAGTTGATGCTGTTACAGTAAAAGTACTTGAGGTTGGTACAGTAACAATTTCATAATTACCACTTACAGCAGTTCCAGTTGAAAATGTAATTTCTACATTGCTGCCGACAGAATATCCATGACCTGATTTTGTGATAGTTATAGTCGTTCCAGACTGTGAGTAAGTAGCTGAAACAGAAGTTGCTGGATCGCTGTCAGTTGTACTTACTAATAATTTTGCGTTCACATCTGTTGCCTTTGCCCCATCAAAATCTGTCCATGTATCTACATTTGCAGTTCTGTCATCAAATAAATCACTTGGATAAAAACCTTGAGTCACAAAATGTCTTGTGAGTCTTAAGGGTTGTTTGCCTCCTAAATCTAATTTATTGGCAAAATCATAAGTACCAAAGGTTGCAGTAATTGTTCCTAAATCATCAAAACTGGTTATAGCATCAAAATCAGCAATAGAATCTAATAAAACTGGCCCACCTAAAATTAATCCATTTAAAGAACTATCGAAGCTACAATCAACTTTTGTGCCATCAAAGGGTGGACTATCAGTATCTTCTCTATCTGTAAGAACAGTTAACTTTGGAAAAGGGTCTGGTGTGTTTATTATTACTGAAGTTTCGCCAGAACTTAATCGACCACCATCATCACGGAATTTAAGAATTACCTCCCCAGTTATTGCAGGGATCAAAATTTCTGAAGTTGCACCAGATTTTGCTGGGATAAGATCAACTGAATTTGTAAAAGTACCGCTTCCATCTGTTAAATTAGAATGTCTGCACACTACTGACCCTCCATGCACCACGTCAACATCTGTAGCCTTATCAAAACGTAATCGTACAAATTGATCTGATACTGGTTCAAGAACCAACCCTGTAACATCTTGAGGAAGTGCTGTTTTACCTACAGCTTGAAAAGTAAGATCAGATGAAGTTGCTGAAAGCTGGCCTTGTACGTTGTAACTAAATACTTGAATTTCATAGGTTCCAAGTTGACTGTTTAATATTTGAAAGTCAGGTCTTGAAACTCTTTCAGTAACATAGTTTCCATTTTGATATCTATAATTAACTTGGTATTCAATAACACCAACAATGGGCTGCCAACTTATAACAATTTTTGAAACTGCTTGATTATTTATAGGAACAATGGTTTCTACAGCAGTAAGCCCTGCTGGTGGTGCTGTAAGATCATTTAAAATGCTTACACTTCTTGCTGGTAAAGCAGTTCCATCTTCAATAAACGCATATTTGCCTTCTACATAAGAAAGTGCAGTAATGGCATAATTAACCCCATCTTGTTCCTCAACTGTAATCACTCTGAATTTTTGAGACTGTACAGTGACGTTTGAAATCATAAATATTGTGTTTACATTTGGTGTCTGTGAAAAAGCAGAGTCCACAGTAATAGTCCCACTTGAAACACTGGATATAGTTCTACTTTCAACAGTTCCATCTGGTAAAACAACAGATAAAGTTGCATCTCCAACAGGATTACCAGAGGCATCCACAGCAAAATCTGTTGCATTTGTATCATCAACAGTTACGACAGTTGTTGAGGTGACACTTTTTAATCTTCCACCTCTTCTAACTCCAGCCCTAACAGGGTCATTGATTTCTATTATTGCTGCTGGTCTAACCACTGCTCCAGCATCTATTGAAGTTGTGAAACTTACCAACTCTGACTCATTTTGTTCAGCAAATAATATTGCTCTGCCTAATCTGGCCGCTTGCCCTCTTGAAGTACAACCAAAACCTTTAACTTGTTTTGTAATTATTCCGAACTTACTTTGTGCGGTTGTATCCTCAACCACCTCATAGTCAATCTCTTGACTATCCATGTTGAAATATGAAACAGCAACAGCAGTATGTCTTTGTTTTAAACTGCTTCCAGAATAAGAAAAACCATCAGAGGATATATTGCTTAAATTAAATAAATAACTTGCGTCTTTTGGAGAATCCTGAGCAATAGTTATTGTTCCAGCAGACCAGATCGGCATACAACGCATCACCCCTGCAAGCTCATTTATAAGATCAAAAGCTTCACTTGATGTTTGTATGTTTACATTGCAGCTAAACCTTGCCTCTTGCCCTCCTAGCCCATCATCAACAAGAGTATTTGCATACTTGCTTGCAGTAACAAAAGAAAATAAATCTAAATTACTGTCAGTTATATGATCGCCAAATCCATATCTAGTATTTGTGAGAAGATCAAGTAATATCATTGCTGGACATGAAGTCCATACTGCTGCCGAAAGTGTTCCATCGAATATATAACCGTCTGGGTAAACTATGCGACCAGTTGCACTGTCAACGCTTGGTGTTCCAGAGCCGCTTGCCCCTGCGGCTGGTATTCTTACTTTTATTCCTCTTATCCTATATTTTCTTTGGGGTATCGAACTAAACTGCTGAGAATCAAGCCTTATAGCGTTATAAGCTGAGTTTGCATAGGTAGAAGCATCATCTATTATTTCAGAAAAACTTGTCCATTGAAAAGAGTCAATTAAACTTGTATCTGTGCTGTCTGCTGTTAATCTTGTCACTCTTATATCTACAGGAAATGCACCTGTGACCTCAACAGAGAAGTCTTTTTGGTATGGGTCAGCAGTTCTTCCAGTAACAGTATCGGTATGCACGTCAGTAAAACCACCAGAATTATATTGAACAGAAATTTTAAATTGAACCGAAGAACCTAATAAATCACCATCACTTGTTGCCTTTTGTATTTGAGGAAATGTGATTGATACTTTTATCCGATCTACAGAGGTGTTTGTAATTTGCCTTGTAACTGGACTTGCTGCTGTGACAGTAACACC